GCCACAAAAACACTATGTCAAAATTGATTTCGGATTTAAGGAACTAAAGAAAATGGGTAAAGGAAGGAGGCCAGCACCGCAGGCACTAAAGGAAAAAAGAGGCACCGCCCGAAAGGACCGGGCGCCTAAAAACCCCGTAAATACTGTGGTTAGCAAGCCCGTAAATAAGGCGCCTAGCTTTTTAAAAGCAAAGGGAAAGCTAATGTACGAGCGCAGCGTAAGCCACTTACACACTATGGGCCTGCTTAGCGCTATAGATGATACGGCGCTAGAGCTCTTAGCTATGGCTTACCAAGAATGGTACAGCGCCGAGCTCAAGCTACAAAAAGAGGGACGTATTTACGAAACCTACTCCAGCAATGGAGCGAAAGTATTAAAGGCGCACCCATCGGCGGCACAAAGCGCCGACGCTTGGCGCCGTATTAGAATGATGCTTATAGAGTTTGGCTTAACGCCTGCGAGTAGGTCCAAACTAGAAAAACCCGAAGGCCGTATTTTAGATATAGATGAAATTATAAGCTCTTAAAATGTACGACAAAAGCAAAGCAGATAGAGTAATAAACTTTATAGAAAAAATTACAACACACACAAAAGGAGAGCTAGCGAAACAGCCTTTTATTTTAGAGCCCTTTCAAAAGAAGGTTATAAAAGATATTTTCGGAAACGTAAATAAAGACGGTTTACGAATAGTTAGAGAAGCTTTTTTATTTTGGCCCCGTAAGAATGGTAAAACCAATTTTCTAGCAGCTCTAGGCCTTTACCTTTTAGTTAGCGATAACGAGCCCGGAGCGGAAATAATAGTTTGCGCTGCGGACCGCGGACAGGCTGGAATGATACACGAAATACAAAAGGCTATGGTTTTACAAAGCCCTTTACTAATGGACCGCGTAAAAGTTTACCGTAATAGCATAGTAGCTAAAGACGGCAGCTTTATACAAGCTCGAAGCGCTGACGCTGATACGGCGCACGGTTATAACGCTCACGCGGTTTTATTTGATGAGCTGCACAGCCAGCCTAATAGGGAGCTTTACGACGTAATGAAAACGGCTAGCGGAGCTAGAAGGCAGCCGCTATTTTTTAGTATATCTACGGCAGGAAGTAATAAGGAAACTATTTGCTACGAGGTATACGACTACGCTAAAAAGGTGCAAGCTGGAATAATAAAAGACCCGACCTTTTACCCCCATATTTTCGAGGCCGACCCCGAGGACGATATTTTTAGCGCCAAGACTTGGCGAAAGGCTAACCCCGGATACGGTATAACTATTAAGCAAGACTATATAAAAGCGCAAGCGCAAAAAGCTAAAGCCTTAGTAACCTATGAAAACACCTTTAGAAGATTACACCTTAACCAATGGACTACGAGCGAGGTGAAATGGGTTAGCGACGAAGATTTTTTAAGCTGCGAATTAGCGTACGAGCTCGAGGACCTCAAAGGCCGAGAGGCGTACGCAGCTCTAGACCTTGCAAGTACTGAAGATTTGACGGCGTTAGTTTTGATTTTCCCGCCTATAGAAGAGGGGGAGCCTTTTAAAACTTTAGTATATAGCTGGGTTACTGAGGCCGCAGTAGAAAGAAGGCAGGGCAAAACGGGCGCAGACTATTATAAATTTATAGCTAACCGCGAGCTTATGGTAACGCAGGGAAACGTAACCGACTACCGCTATATAAGCGATACAGTTTACGAGGTAGCGGAGCTTTTTAATATAAAGGCTATAGCTTACGACCGCTGGAATAGTAGCAGCCTTATAGCGGAATTAGCAGAGGAAGGGCTACCAGTAGAGCCTTACGGCCAAGGCTTCGCAAGTATGAGCCCAGCTATTAAACAGCTCGAAATTTGGATAAGGAGCGGACAAATAGCGCACCGCGGTAACGGCTTGCTAAGGTGGTGCCTAAGTAATGTACAAGCTAAAACGGACCCCGCAGGAAATTTAAAGTTTGATAAAGCTAAGAGCTCCGATAAAATAGACGTCGCGCAGGCTTGGGCTATGGCTGCGGGTATATGGCTTACAAAGCATAGGACCGACGACGAAGAGGGCAGTATATACGACGAGCGGGACCTAATTATATTATAATGACGGTAGAGGAAGCTAAAAAGCTAAGTTTTTTTTTAATCGATAAAAAAATAGTAGCCTTTCCGCAGGTCAGTAAAGACGGGGCTTGCGTTAATATATTGGTAGAAGGCGAATGCTACACACTAAAAAAAAATGAAAATTTTTACGGGAAAGTTTGCATATTAAAAAAGTAGCCGTATATTTACACCAGTAATAACAACAACAAAAAATAACAACAATGACAAATTCAACTCAATACTTCATCAACACAGACGAAAAAAACTACGATACTAATGGTTACTACCAAATCAACTTTTTTGTATATGAGGCACCAAGCGGATTGAAATACGTTAAGAATGACGATAGATATAGTGGTCGCGCAAAATACACTACGCACTACAAAAATGAGACTTCTTACAACAACGCAATCAAAAGAGCACAAAAGCAGTTTGAAGAATTCAACAAATAAAAACTAAAGAGAAGCCCCGAGAGGGGCTTTTTTTATGGCCTAAAAAAAAATATGAAAAAAAATAGCATTTTATTTGCATAGTTAAAAAACTGCCGTATATTTACACCAGTAATAACAACAACAACTACTACAAATGGCAAATTTCAAGGTAACATTTAAAAAAATCGAAGCAGGACAGTACAACTTACTACTAAACGGAGAAGTACTAATTACAGTAGTTAAAGGCTCTTATAACTGGACAGTACACAACCAAACGGATGCTTTTGTAAGCTTCTATAATAAGCTAGACCGTTACCACGACTGGATGGTAGACAACCAAAGCTACTACACTAAATCAGAGCTTAAAGAGTGCTTCCAATGTGCAGCCAATAGCTTGAACGACTAAGCATATGCAAGACTGGCAGAAGCAGATACTATATAAAGAGCGCTTTATGAAACTAAAGAGAGTAATACAATACGCCGGGGCCGAAATTATAGAAACGGTCCCCGGCTCTTTTACCGCCTTACCCAATACCCCGAGCTTCTACGGGAGCCGCAAGTTTAACAGCTTAGAAAAAGCTAAATTTTATTTAAAGCAATGGCAAAGAAAGTAATAACCCAAGACCAAAAAGACGCGCGAGCTCTTTTAATTGTAGTAGCTAGCGGGCTGCTATTTGTGCCAGCTATCAACTTACTATTTAAGGCGCTGGCTTTTGTTCAATTTGTAGCATTTGGCTACGTTCAATAAAATTTATATGAGGATAATTTTAGTAGAATCTAAGAGCTCTAAAAAGGTAGAAGGCTTTAGAACCTTAACGAGAGCTTGTAAGGCCTTAAATTTAAACTACAGCACCTTAACAAAGGTTATAAACTCAAAGTGTAACTACTACGAGAACGACCGCTTTAAAATTACTAGAATGCCTATACAATAAAATTTTTATAAAAAAAAGTTTTGTATAGTTTTTTTTACTATATTCGCGTAAAGTATATACTTTACGATTTTGGCAGAAAATAAAAACCGCGGGCTTTTTGCCCGTATATTTAGAAGCTCCCCGGAAAACCCCAGCACTAGCCTAGCTAACCCTGCGGCGTTTTTAACGGGGCTTTTTAATACAAGTAAAACGGGAGTACAAGTAAGCGAAGATAACGCGCTAACCTTTAGCGCTGTTTACGCTGCCGTTAGGATTATAAGCGAAACTATAGCCAGCATACCTTTAAACGTATATAACTACGACGGGGAAAGCAGAACTATAGCGCGCGAGCACCCGGTACAAAAATTATTAGCTAAATCTCCTAACCCTTTAGCCTCTACGTTTACTTTCCGCGAGTGTATGGCGGCTAACCTAGTTTTACACGGTAACGCCTACGCTAAAATAGAACTAAACGCAGCGGGGCGCCCAGTAGCTTTAATACCTCTTAACCCCCTAAAGGTAGAGGTAAAAATAGTAGACGGCCAAAAGGTTTACGTATTCGATAAAAAGCACACTTACCTAGATTACGAAGTATTACACGTAGTAGGCTTAAGCTTTAACGGCTTGACGGGCAAGAGCCCTATAGAGGTATCTCGCGAAGCCGTAGCTATTGGGCTCGCAGCCCAAGAGTACGGCGCGCGCTTTTACTCTAATGGAGCCAATACGGGCGGAGTAATTACTGCGCCGGGGCGTTTGTCTATTGAAGCTATAAAGAGATTAAAAGAAAGCTGGAATAGAGCTAACCAAGGGCTAGCTAATACTCACGGTACGGCCATACTAGAGGAAGGTATGAAGTACGATAAAGTAGGCTTGGACCCCGAGCAGGCCCAGTTTTTACAGTCCCGTAAATTTCAAGTAAACGAGATAGCTAGAATTTTTAGAATACCCCCGAGCTACTTAGCGGACCTTGAGAATTCAAGTACGCGAGCTAATACGGAGCAGCAGGCTATACAATTCGTTAGGGACTGTATAACGCCTTACGTACGCCGCTTCGAGGTAGAGCTAAACCGTAAGCTATTTAGAGAGGACGAAAGTAACTACTACGCTTACTTTACTATGGAGGGCTTAATGAGAGGGGACCAAAAAGCACGCTACGAAGCTTACGCTGTAGCGCGTAACTGGGGCTGGCTGTCCGTAAATGATATTAGGGACCTAGAGAACCTTAACCCAATAGAAGGGGGAGACGTTTACTTAACGCCTCTTAATATGGTACCAAGTGGAGAAGATAATACTAACGTAGATTCCGACTAAATGCCTTATAGCGACTACCCACAAGCTGCGACTAATAACGCTAAGAGAGCTCTTAAGATTAGAGAAGAGGAAGGTACGGACTGCGGTACGAGAGTAGGCTGGGAATCCGCGCGAATAATAGCAAACCGCGAAGAGATAAGTAAGCAGCGTTTACCTCGTATTTATAGCTTTTTATCTAGAGCTAAGGTATACGACCAAGGTAATTTCAAAGACGAGGACGGTAAGCAAATATGCGGCTCTATAATGTACGCAGCTTGGGGCGGGGATGAAATGCACCGTTGGGCTGAGCGTACACTAGAAAAAGAACAAGAGCGCTCTATTTCGGACCTTAGCGCTACAGCTCGCAAGGGGTTAGAGAATAAAGTAGAAGAGCATAACGAAGAGTACGGCGAAGATAAAACTAAGCGCGTTACTTTAGGTATGCTAGCAGAGGTTTATAAAAGGGGAGTAGGAGCTTACCACACCAACCCGGAGAGCGTTAGGCCTTCGGTAAGCAGCCCCGAGCAGTGGGCTATGGCTCGCGTAAATTCTTTTTTATACGCGGTTATAAACGAAAGATTTAGAAGCGGTAAACACGATACCGACTTATTCCCCGAAGGGCACCCTTTAAAAAGTGAGGAAAAAATGAAAGAACAAGAAAAAAAAGAGCTACGCTTTACTATGGTTATAAATGAAAATATGGCCATTATAGACGATAGACTAGCATACAGCACGCAGGAGAAAGCCGAGGAAATGGCCGAGAATATAGGTATAGAAGGCTTTCATACTCACGAGCTAGAGGGTAATACTTGGTATATGCCCGGAGAGATGCACGTAGCTAGATACCATTACGACGATGAAGAGCACAAACGAGCAGAACCCGACGAGCTAAGCTTAGGAGATTTTGTAAGCTGGAATAGTGCAGGGGGACGCAGCCAAGGCGTTATAGTAGAAATATCTAGAGACGGCCAACTAGAAGCGGATACGGGCTTTAAAGTAAACGGTACCGAGCAGGACCCAGCGGCGCTTATTAGTATTTACGATTACGATAACGAAGAGGGCGCTTTTATGGAGCGCAGGCCGCCTCTAAAAGTAGCTCACTTATTTAGCATATTATCTAAGATAGAGGGCGCAGAGGTACGCAGTAAAAAAGATATAGTAGAAAAGCGCAGCTACAATAGTGAAACGAGAGCTGTAGAAGGAAGGACCGTAGAAGGTTACGCTAGCGTATTTAATACAATGAGCGAGGACCTAGGCGGCTTTAGAGAGGTAATTTTACCCGGAGCTTTTAAAAACGCTCTAGGAGACGATATAAGAGCACTTTATAACCACGATAGTAACTACCTACTAGCGCGCACCACTTCGGGTACTCTAGAGGTACGAGAGGACGATAAGGGCCTATATTATACTTTTGAAATGCCTAACACTAGCTACGGTAATGATTTGCTAGAGCTATATAAAAGAGGGGATTTAACACAGTCTAGCTTTGGCTTTACTGTAGATAAGGATAGCTGGCGAATGCAAGACGGCCAGCAAGTAAGATATATAGAGAGCGTTAGCTCTTTATTTGACGTATCGGCCGTAGTTTTTCCGGCTTACGCGTCAGCCTCAAGCGGACTGCGAAGCGCCGAGCCTAACGGCGAAGGCGAAGCGCAGGAAGCGAGAGAGAAAACGGAGAAGGAAGTAAATTATACTATTTACGAAAATTTAATTAAACTAGCTTTAAACGATGAATGCTAAACAAATGCGCGAAAAGCGCGCAGCTCTTAACGAGCAACTAAAAGGAATGGTAGCGGCTGCTAAAGCAGAGGCACGCGAGCTTACCAAAGAGGAAAATGTAAAATTCGATGCAATTTACGCAGAACAAGAAGAACTACGCGACAATGTAAAGCGCGTAGAGAACTTGGAGAACTTAACTAAAGAACTAGCTTCTAAAGCTGACGAGGTACGCGAAAGCGCAGCACCTGCTAAAGTAGAAGCTCGCGAAGCTTTTAACGCTTACTTACGTAAGGGTATTAACGGCCTAAACGCTGGAGAGGCTAGAGCTATTCAAGAGCTACGTACTGGCGCAGATAACGCGCAAGTAACTACTACCGACAGCTTAGGGGGTTTCTTAGTACCGGAAAACTGGAGCGACTTTATAAGCGCTACGGAGTTATTTAAGTCGGATATCGAGCAAGTAGCTACTGTTTTGCGTACGGCTAACGGTCAGCCTTTCAACTTGCCGGGTAACAACGATACAAGCTTTAGCGCTTCTATCTTGGGAGAGGCTACCGCAGCTACTCGCGAGGATATGACGTTTACTAACATTAAATTTGAGCCTTATACTTACGGCTCCGGATTGGTGCAGGTTTCTAACCAGTTAATGAGCGACGCAGCTTTTGACCTTTCTAACTTTATCGGCGGCCAATTGGCTAACCGTCTTAAGAGAGGTATTAACGCGCACTTAACTACTGGGGACGCTTCTAGCAAGCCTCAAGGTATTGTAACTGGCTCTAGCGCGGGTAAAACAGCAGCTTCAGCTACTGCTGTTACTATTAGCGAAGTTATGGACCTTTTCTATAGTGTAGACGCTTCTTACCGTAACGCTCCAGGCGCTGGGTTTATGATGAACTCAAGCACAGCTAAAGCTATACGCGTTTTAGGTTTTGGCTCTAGTAATGACTTCCCAGCGTACGTACCTTCAATGGAAGCAGGCGCTCCCGATATGTTATTCGGTAAGCCAGTCTACATTAACGAGGATATGGATAGTATAGCAGGTAACAAGAAAACTATTATTTTCGGGGACCTTAAGCAGTACTACGTACACGAAGCTGGCGGCGTACAGATTTTAAGACTTACAGAACGGTTCGCTGACTCCCTCTCAACGGGCTTCATCGGCTACCGTAGAGTTGACGGAAACGTAGTACAGTCTAGCGCTATTAAGCACTTAATACAAGCTTAATGAAGGTTATATTTAACCAAGCTATAGCAGGGGCAGACTTCTACTACGCCAAAGGCCAAGTAGAAGAGCTGCCCGCTGCGGTAGCTCAAGAGTATTTAAACGCTGGATTTTGCTCTATAGTAGAAGAAAAGAAAGCGGCTAAAGCTGAAAGAGCAGTAAGTAAAAAAGCACCTAAAAGAAATACCCGAGCTAAATAATGAGTTTTAGTATAATTACCCCAGCAAGTTTAAAAGCTTTAACGGTACAAGAAGTTAAAGACTATTTACGCGTAGACTCTAGCGACGAGGATACTCTACTAGGGGTACTTATAGACGCGGCTACGCAAATAGGCGAGCACTATTTAGGCAGGTTTCTTTTAACTACCGTTATAGAAGAGTTTTACGATTTTTTCCCCGTATATAAAACGGGCGTAAACCCTTTTAGAGGCGATAAAAATATAGTATATTTAAGCAGAGGGCCAGTACAAAGTATAGCTCACGTTAAATATATAGACGGTAACGGAAGCGAGCAAACAGTAAGCGCTAGCGATTATAATACGGACCTAGTTAGCGAGCCTGCGCGTATAATGCCGGAAGAAGGCTGGCAGGCTACAAAGGATACGGTAAACGCTGTTATAGTGCGTTATACTTGCGGATATACTCAAGCTAGCGATGTCCCAGCTAATATAAAAGTAGCTTTACTTTTGATTATTAGCGAAATGTACGAGAAGCGAGTAGACAGCGTACACCGTTTACCAACGGCTAGCGAGCACTTACTTAACCCTTATAGAGTTTTCCGCTTTGATTAATCCCGGTAAGTTAGATAGACGTATAACACTACAAAACCCGAGCAGCTCAAAAGATGCCTTCGGAGAAGCTGTAAGAACGTATAGCACTTTAGCTACGGTTTGGGCTATGATAGAATACCGAGGGGTACCCAAAGAGGACGAAGAGAGCGAAAAGCTAACGAGCTCTAATAAAGTAAGGTTTACTATTAGATACCGAAGCGACGTAACAGCTAAGACTAAAATAAGCTATAATAGTAAAAGCTACGAAGTAGAAGGCGTTAGCGAAATGGGCAGGGACCGTTATACTATTTTAGATACAATACTTCGCGACTGATGGCTAACTTTACTACAGTAATAACTAAAAGCGGCCGAGGTTTTAACGCAGAAAAAGAAGGCGTTTTTTTTGAAGTAGAAGGCTTAGAAAAGGCACTAAAAAAATTAAAAAGGTTACAAGAGATAGACCGTAAAAAAGCGCGCCAGTTTAAAGCGGCTATAAAAAAAGCTGCTAATCCTTTAGTACAAGGCGTAAAAGACTCTATAGAGAGCGATAGCGGCAGCTTAAAAAAATCTATAGCCTTCATACCTTCTAAAAAGAAAGGGGCCCTTTTGGGTTATGTAGGGGCTAGGTTTGGTAAAAGAGCTCGTAAGACCTTCGACGGTTTTTACGCAGCTATAGTAAACTACGGACTCCCTAGAGGTAAAAGTAAAACGGAGCCCACTAAAAGAGATAACGTAAACTACGTTACTAGAGGCTGGAAAAAAGCAGGCGCACAAACGAAAGCGCTTTTATTAATTGAGGTACAAAAAATACTAAAAAAGAGCTTATTCGAGCTTAGTAGATAATGAATGAAGGAAAAGCTATATATAGTATACTTGCTGAAAATTCCGGAGTTTCTACGGTAGTAGGTACTAGAATATACCCGCAGATAGCAGAGCAGGGCGCAGCCTTTCCCTTTATAGTATACGTACTTAAAGATATAGAGCCGAGCGATACTAAAAGCGGTGCCAGTACTTTAGATGAAATACGCTACGATATAGTAGCGGCAGCAGAAACCTACGCCGCACTAGCTAGCCTTACGGAAAGAATACGGCTAGCTTTGGACCGCTTTAGTGGGACGGTTAGCGGTATAGTAGTAGATAGCATACAGTTTACG